TTTATATACCTTTGAAGCAATTACTTTAACAAACAAATTTTTTTATCAAAAATAAAAAATAAAAGATATTGATATGGAAACGCCAATAATATTGTTTAGAAATAAAGTTGACAGGATAAAAAATTATGACTTATAATATTTCAATTTTTATAGCAGTATTATTACTACTTATATTATTTGTAAAAAAAGATGACTGTTAAAAAAAAACCTAAAAGAAGTACATTAGTTAAAAAAGCTGACGCTATTTTTTCTCATTTTATAAGGCAACGAAATGCAGATCACAATGGAATGACAGAGTGCTTTACTTGTGGCAAAAAAGACCACTGGAAAAGTCTACAATGTGGACATTTTATGAGTAGGAAACATTATTCTACTCGTTGGAATGAAGATAATTGTCAAGTACAGTGTGCAGGTTGTAACGTTTTTAGATATGGCGAACAGTATACGTTCGGAAAAAACCTCGACATCTTTATTAAAGAGGGTTTAGCAGAAGAGTTAAACATATTAAGTCATAAAATTGTTAAGTATGATAATAACGATCTTTTAGAATTAGTAGATTTATACACAAAAAAACTTGCAGAGTTATAAAATTATTGTATATTTGATATGTCTTTTAAAGTTATCTAACTAGATAATGGAATTAAGGGTTGGCGTGGAGTCAGCCTTTTTTTTTGCTTTTTTTTTAATAATATTTTTTTTTATCAATTATTTTTAATATCTTTATCGTATAATCAATTAAAAGACAAAATTATGAAAGCATTTTTAGAATTACCTATTATTAAAGAAAGACATTTAAAATCACCAACAACAGAATTACAGGGATCACTAATTGTTAATGTCTGGAACTATCAATCAATATCATTTGCTTGTCAAGGCAATTGGGATAGCGTTGTATTTACATACGAAAAAAACGAATACGATTTTAATACTGCAATGGCAGATCTTGTAAATTTTATTAAAAAAAATAGTTAAACAATTAAAAGACAAAATTATGACTTATTCAGAAGACGTAACTCGCACCAGAGCAACGCAAGAAACACAAGAATTTTTACTACAAAGGATTGAAGCAATGGATAAAGAGATCCATAAATTAAACCAACGAATTGTATTTTTAGAAGCAGTTTTAGAAGTTAACGGAAATTTAAAATTTAATAATTAAATATTTTACAATGAATAAAGACAAATTAATGGAATTGTATAAAAAGTACAATTTAACAAAAGACGATTTTTTTAAACATCAGCATTATACTATTGTAACAAGGCAGGGAGTAGATAAGATCCAAGCAATGGAAAAAATATTTATAAACTATGAAGTTATAAAATGCGAGACTAATTTTGCAGTATTTAAAGCAACAGCCAGTAAAGGTGGATCTAATATTGAGACATTCGGATCTGCATTAAAAGGAGCAAGTTATTCAGACGGAAACACAAATTCTTGGTATGTCGCAGAAATGGCAGAAAAAAGAGCAATGTCAAGAGCAGTATTGAAACTGACAGGATTTTACGAACTCGGAGTATTTGGAGAAGACGAAAGCGAAAGTTTTAAAAGACCAACAAATCAAACACAAATAATAAAAAAGTAACATAAATTAACATAAAAATAACGTAATGAGTAAATCAAGTGAATTAATTAAAGGAATGTTTATTAATGACGGAAACGTTGAATGGGTAAAAATGGAATTAGCTTTCAAAGTAGATCAACTTGCCGAACTTTTAATAACACATAAAGACGTATTTGACGCTAACAAAGGATATGGCAAAATCCAGATCTGTGAAAGTAAAGCAGGAAAGTTATATGCTGCATTGTCAACTTTTAAACCGACACCTAAAACAGACGTACCTGTTGAAGATCATTTAGCAAGTAGAGAAACTGTAAAAGACGATCTACCTTTTTAAGATCTATTTTGTACCATAAATAGGGTAGCGATTGATATTGTTACCCTTTTTTTATACCATTTTTTTTTATCAAAAAATTTTAATACCTTTAACAAACTTAAAAGACAAAATTATGTTAGTAGATTTAATTAAAGTAAAAGACAAACTAGATAAGATCCGTACAGGAGAAATTACAGAGGGCAAACGTGTAGGAATACCAGACATTGACAATTACATAAGATTTAAAGAGGGCAATTTTAACGTAATTCTGGGACACGCTAACGTAGGGAAAACAACTGTAATACTATATTTGATGCTTCTGTATGCAAAACGCCTTAATATACGTTGGCTAGTATTCAGTAGTGAGAACGAGCCACATTCAATATATAGAAAATTAGTAGAATTTTTAGAGCAAAAACCAATAACGCAAGTATCAAAAAAAGAATTTAACAAACAAATGGATTATATTAATGACTATTTTAAAGTGATTGATAATAACAACTTATATACTTACAGGCAAATTGTAGAACTTGCCACTAGCTACAAAAAAGCGTGGGATTATGGAGGATTGTTAATTGATCCGTATAATAGCTTAATTAAAGATCCAGAAATAATGAAGAGTTTAGGTGGACACGAGTACGATTACCAAGCTACAACAGAAATAAGAAAATTCTGTAAAACCTATAATGTAAGTACGTGGCTAAATACTCACGCAAATACGGCTGCATTACGAATGAAACACCCAATTGGACACGAATATGCAGGACACCCAATACCACCAATGGCGAGTGATGTTGAGGGTGGAGGTAAATTTGTAAATAGAGCAGATGATTTTATGGTAATACATAGATATATACAGCACCCTGCCGATTGGACTCAATCACATATACACGTTAGGAAAGTGAAAGAGATCGAGACAGGAGGTAAACCGACGTCAATAGATGATCCTATTAGATTTAAAAGCATTGCAGGAAACGTTGGATTTGAGATCAATGGAACTCCTATTTTGGAAAAACCTGTACGTGAGGAATTTAAAAAAGTAATTAATTTATAATGAAAGATAAAAAATATACAACAAACCAGAGAATAAAAAGAGTTGAAAAAGCAATTGGAGAATTGTACGTGATGATCCACCATATTGCTGAACGATTAGAGCCAGAAAAACAAAGTTGGCAAGATGAAGTTATTGAAGATCAGAAACAGGAAAAACTAGCAGAAATTTTTATAGACAAAAAAGAAGAGTAATGAAAATTTTAGTAACTGGAGCAGCAGGTTTTATTGGATATCATTTATGCAAATCATTGGGTAAAAACAATGAAGTTGTTGGTATTGATAATCTAGATAATTACTATGATATTACGTTAAAACAAAACCGACTAAAAAATCTAAAATCTGTTTCAAATTTCAAGTACGTATATATTGAATTGACAGGAAAAACATTACTAGAACATTTATTTTTATGTGAAAAATTTGATGCTGTTATACATTTAGCTGCACAGGCAGGAGTACGTTATAGTTTAGAGTTTCCAGAAAAATATATTGACTCAAATGTTGTTGGATTCCATAACGTAATTAATTTATGTAAAAAATATAAAGTAAAAGAATTTTTGTATGCGAGTAGTTCGTCTGTTTATGGAGAACAAATTGAGCAACCATTTAAAGAAGACCAAAGAGTAGACAAGCCTGTTAGTATTTATGCTGCAACTAAAAAAGCAAACGAGTTAATCGCTTATAGTTATAGCCATTTATATAATATAAAAACTATTGGTATGAGATTTTTTACTGTATATGGATCTTACGGTAGACCAGATATGGCAATATATTTATTTACAGATGCAATTGCAAATAACAAGCCTATAAACGTTTTTAATAATGGAGACTTATTCAGAGACTTTACGCACGTTGAAGATGTTGTAAAAGGTATCGAAATACTGTTAAACAACAATAACATAAAGGACAACTACAATGTTTTTAATATTGCTAATGGTAAATCTGAAAAATTAGACAGTTTTATTAATGAAATAGAATTTAACTTAAACAAAAAAGCTGTACGAGTTAATATGCCAATGCAATCTGGAGACGTAAAAAAGACTTGGGCAAATATTGACAAAATAAAAGAGTTAGGATATTGTAGTAAAGTAAGTATAAAAGAGGGAGTAAAAGAATTTATTGATTGGTATAAAACTATAAATGAGTAAAGTAATATCTTTAATTGCAAAGGATCACAAAAAATGGACTAGAATAGTTGATTCATTTGGTGCAAAAAACCCAGAGGACATTGTACAAGAAATGTACTTAAAAATATACGACTGGAAAGGTAAATATGATAAAACGTTAATGTATAACGAGTCAGAAATTAATTACTTTTTTATATTCAAAGTTTTGAGAAACTTGTTTTTAGATGAAGTTAAAAAGAAAAAAAGAGAATTTAGTTTAGAAACAAATATAGTAGAGCCTTATACCTATGACAATACTTTTGATTATATTGATCGTAGGGATCTAATTAAAAAAAATATTTCAGAGTGGAACTTATATGAACGTAAAATATATGAGTTAGTTTTTATAGAAAATAAATCAATGCTCGAGTTGAGTAATTTAACAGGAATAGATTATTATTCCATTTACAGGACAGTTAAGAAAATAAAAAGAATATTAATTAAACAAATAGAAAAATGAGAATAACAATAACAGAAGACGAAAAAAATCAAGTATGGGACTTTTTAAAAACAAATAATATTGCAAACAGAGGAGTAGCAGACGGCAGCAGAATTGAGCAGTATATTGGGTTATTAGGAGAAATGAAAGCACACCAATTATTTAAAATACCTTTTAAATTTAGCAAAGGATTTGACGGTGGTTATGATATGGAAATTAACGGACTGAAAGCAGATGTTAAGACAATGGGACGCAATGTAGATATGAAACCAGATTACGTTCATAATTTTAACGGACTGCAAAAACACTTTAAATGCGATCTTTACATATTTACGTCATTAAACAAAAAAACAAGCGAAGTAGCAATTTGTGGTTGGGTACATAAAGCAGAATTATTTGAAAGAGCAGAGAAGTTTAAAAAAGGATCAAAGAGGTATAGAGACGACGGAACTTATACAACGTTTAAGTGTACTACCTATGAGATAAAAAACAAAGATTTAAACCCTATAAAAGATCTTTTGTAAAATGAGGTTAGGCAATTTAATAGAACGAATAACATACTACACAGGTATAAAATGGCTAGTCAAGAAGTCTACTAAATTACTAGGGTATGAAGATTGTGGTTGCGATAAACGACAGGAAAAATGGAACGATATAGAACTAT